ATGGTTGGAACGCAACAGGTTTAACAGGTGAAGATGCAGATATTCAAACAATTTTTAAAGCTGCGTTTGACAGAGCACCCGGCACATCTAACGATGTTGCTAAAGCAAATGGTTGGGATGGTGTTACTACTGATGTTCTAGGTATTACTATTGCAGCTGGTGATTATCCAGTTGGAACAGAAATAACACAAACACGAACACCTGCGGTTGGTGATGTAACAACAATCAAAGGTGAGGTCACAGGAAAACCAGCTGGACATCTATCTGCTGAAGATTATATTCCTTACAAGCCAACAACAGCATCTGCATTTAAACCTACTGGTACAGTAACAGAAAACGGAATTTCCGTTGTATATAGTACCGTTACAGATGGAACAAATGCAAAAACCGTTACAAGTGTTACACACGATGAACCTTATACATTGAACAATGACGAAATGCACGTTATCGTTATTGACGAAGATGGATTGTTCACAGGAGAGCCAGGAGAGGTTCTTGAACGTCATGCTCATGTAAGTAAAGCAGAAGATGCTAAAAAGATTGACGGTTCAACCAATTATGTTGGTAATGTTCTGCGCACACAATCACAATATATTTGGTTGGGTGATCCTAAAGAATTGGATATTACATCTTCTAAAGTTTCAGGCGGAACACCTATGGCTGGTTATGTTCATGCTGGTTCAGATAAAGCAGGAAGTGTATTTTTGCCAATGGATGGTACTGCAAAAATTCCTGGCGGTTCATTGACTCAAGGTGTTGATGATAATGAACTTAGTGAAGGTGAGTTGATTGCTGGTTACGAACTTTTCAAAGAGCCAGAAGTTGTTGACGTTACTTTGGTATTGGGTGGTTGTGGTAATACAACCGTTAGTCGTTGGATTATCGACAACATTACTTCAGTTCGTAAAGACTGTATTGCATTGGTATCTCCAAATAAAGCATCCGTTGTTAATCCTGCTTCTAATAGTGCAGCAGTTGCTGCTCTGGAAGCTGATAATACAGCACTTGGTTCTTCAAGTTATGCTGTTATGGACGGCGCATGGAAATATCAGTATGACCGATATAATGATGTTTTTCGTTATATTCCAATGAACGGTGATATTGGTGGTCTTTGTGCAAGAACTGATTTTACACACGATGCTTGGTGGTCACCAGCAGGATATAATCGTGGTACAATTAAGAACATTGTAAAACTGTCTTGGGAAGCAAATAAAGCTAACCGTGACGTAATGTATCAAATAGGTATTAATCCACTTATTACTCCAAGAGGTGCTGGAGTATTACTTTTCGGTGATAAAACAATGCAAGTAATTCCAAGTGCATTTGATAGAATTAATGTTCGTAGGTTGTTCATTGTTCTTGAAAAAGCAATTTCAATTGCTGCTAAGTCATTGTTGTTTGAGTTCAACGATGAGTTTACAAGAGCACAGTTTGTTAATTTGGTTTCACCTTTCTTGAGAGATGTTCAAGGACGAAGAGGTATCACAGACTTTAAAGTAGTTTGTGATGAATCTAACAATACAGGTCAGGTTATTGATACGAACAATTTTGTTGGTGATATTTACATCAAACCAAATCGTTCTATCAACTTTATCCAACTGAACTTTATTGCAGCTCGTACAGACGTTTCTTTCTCAGAAATTGGTGGATAAGTCTTATAAATATATAAAACAATAAAGGAGTAAATAAAAATGGCTAGTATTACAGATTTTGCTGCACGATTTAAAGGTGGTGTTCGTGCTAATCTATTTAAAGTAAATTTGACTGCTCCAGAAATATTTGTTGACTTACAATTTCTGGTTAAAGCTGCAAGTTTGCCCGGAATAACGGTTCCAGCAATTGACGTTCCTTTTCGTGGTCGTCAATTAAAGGTTCCAGGCGACAGGACTTTTGATGATTGGGAAGTTACAATGTTGAATGATCCCGAATTTGTCAATCGTGCTGCTATGGAATCTTGGATGACTCGTATTTCTGCTGCATCTGCTAACTATACCGATTTCGATAGAAATGATATCGGTTATTATGGTACAGCTGTAGTTTCTCAGTTGGACAGACAACAGGATGTTATTAGAACATATCGAATGAATGTTATTCCTACTGCTCTTGGAGAAATCACAGTTGATATGAGTGAGAATGATGCAGTTGAGGAATTTACAATCACATTTGCTGTCAATTCAATGGTAATTGATGGTCAAGGTCTTGACGCTACTGTTTCTGGTTCTGGTATTGATATTCAGGCTAGTGGACAGTTACAGATCGGTGATTTTCAAGTTGGAATTAGAATCTAAGTTTTGAAAAGGGGGAGTTCGCTCCCCCTTTATTTTCATAATGAACAAAGGATAGTAATATGGCATTCGACTTATTTGGATTTACTGTTTCAAAAAAGAAAACAACAAAAACATTTGTAACACCCGAAAACGATGATGGTGCAATTACCTATGTCGATGGCGGTGGTTTTGTAGGCACATATATTAATACCGATCTTGATGCAAAGGATGAAAATGTCCTTATACAAAAATATCGGGAAATGGCAATGACACAAGAAGTTGATCTTGCTATTACAGATGTTATAAATGAATCTGTTTTACATGAAACTGGAAAATCCACAATAAATTTATCTTTAGAGAAATTAGACCAAAGTGAAGCAATCAAGAAAAAAATTACAAATGAATTTAAACGGATTGTTAAACTTTTAGATTTCAACAAAACAGGTTACGATACTTTTAGAAAATGGTATATTGATGGTAAACTCTATCATCATATTGTTATTGATAAAACAAAACCAAAAGAAGGAATTAAACATTTAATTCCTGTTGATGCTCTTGACATCAAAAAAGTTCGTGAAATAAAAAGAGAAAAGGATACAGTAACAAATGTTGAGTTTATAAAAGAGATAGAAGAATATTTCTTATATAAACCAGACCAAACAACAGGACAGTTTTTACCTGGCGGTAAACACAATGAGGAAGTAAAGGTTGCACCTGATGCTATCTCTTATGTTCACTCTGGTATGATTGATTCTGAAAAACAAGTTGTTATTGGATATCTTTATAAAGCTATTAAACCTTATAATCAATTAAGGATGATGGAAGATTCTCTTGTTATCTATCGTATTGCAAGAGCACCAGAAAGACGAATTTTTTATATTGACGTTGGTAATCTACCTAAGTTGAAAGCAGAACAATACTTGCGTTCTGTTATGGATAAGTATAAACAAAAAGTTGTTTATAACGCAACTACGGGTGAAGTAGAAGATCAGAAAAAACAAATGTCAATGCTTGAAGATTTCTGGCTACCAAGAAGAGAAGGTGGCAGAGGTACAGAGATTTCCTCTTTACCTGGCGGACAATCTTTGGGTG